TCAGCGCCCTTTTTAGGACGACCTCGGCCCTTTTTTGGGGCTTCTTTATCTGTTTCTACGTCTTTATTGACTTTGCCGATTTTGTGTCCATACTGGTCACGAACATCTTCTTTGCCGTGCCTTGTACCGTATGTACCTTTATGAACTGTTTTACCTTCTGCCTCGTTCAACTGGTCAAGTTGTGATATTAAACTTTTGAAATCCATTTTATGTTCCTTTTATTTAGATGCACTTGCGCCAGTTTCTGGCTTAGGTGGACGTTTGATTGTACTCATTGGGCTCTTTTCACCCATTTGTTTGTCATCCAAGTAAGGCTTGAATGGATCGAATGCGTCAGGTGTTTTTGCTCCTGCGTAAGGGGTATCAATCTTTGAACCCTTAGATTGGTCTTTGATACTCTTTAAGTATGAATCGCCGTAATTTTTACTTGCTTCTTTAGCACCAGGTTGTTCTTCTAATTCAGGATGCAATAATAATGGATTATGACTCATCTCATTGGCATATCCTGCATTCTCACTATTGATACTGTCATCAAAGTCACTTGAGATAACTCTAACCATATCAACTTGATAACCTAATAGTTGTGCAATTTGCTGAATCATTGGCTCTGTCGCTGGATAGCGAAAATCTGCTTTGATGATAGTAACACTCTGATTACTCAAGTTAGGAAATCCGTATGGATCCTTTTGAATAGGTGTCTTTACTGGATCAGCAATTCTGATAGGATCAAATTTATTAAGATTGTACTTAAACAAATCTATAAAATTCTTATCCACATCGCCAGCAATTTTTATAGTGTAATTGTAAGTATGTACACTTTCTGTTATATAATGTTTGAGGCTCTTCATTTCTTATTCCTATATTCAGTATTTATCATTTATCTATGGTTTTAGATGCCAACATCTTAAGTAACTCATTACGGTCCAAACTCTTACCTTCACCTAACGGGGTAGCATTTATTTCTTCTTCTTTACCTGCTGTTTTTTGGTCTAAAGCCGCTTTTTTAAGCTGTAAGTCAAGCATTTTAAGTTTCTTATTAATCTTAGCTGTCTTTGATGTTATGGCGTGTCCTAAGAAACTGCTTGCACTATTAAAGATTTCACTTGCAAAACGACTATCAACTTGCATACCTAAATCCATTAAATCTTTATAGCTATCTGTTGCTAATCTAGCAAGTTCATCCATTTCAGTATCGCTTGCTTCTAATCCTCGAACTTGTGGTAATGCGGCCTCAATCTTATCTAACGCTTCAGATGTTTCTGTTGTTATTTCTTCCATACTTTCAGGGAGAGAAATGGTTATTCCTCTATCATTGTTTTCAGGAAGCTCAAATAATTCTTCTAATTTTTTTGTCATAAAAGTATTTATTTACTTACGTGAACCGTTTCTAAAAAGGTCATCTTCAGTTATAACTCTAAAAGTGTATCCTTGTTGTTTACAGAAAGCCATAGCGGCTTGCCATTTAGCATGATTGATTGCTACAACCATACGGTCTTTGGCACTTGCAACTTTGCTTTCTATAAGACTTTGTTTTTTGGGCTTAATCTCTACTACTTCTGCTATCTGTTTACCATACTTGTTTTGATAAACTACAAAGAAATCAGGTATGTATATTGTTGGTTTGCCTGTTAATGGATGGCGATATGGAACACTGAATGATTCGCTAGCCCAATACAATACACTTTTGTTACTGTCACAGAAGGTCATAAATGTAAGTTCCCATCCACTGCGATATCTAGGTGTGTGTTTACCTATATATTTTGCTGGGTTCTTAGGAGTATATATACCCTGTGCATACTTAGCCATTATAGTACTATGTTTCTAGCAACAGGGATATTTGGTTGAGGGACAGTTCCTATACCATACAATGCGGTTTTACTTTTAAAACTGTTAAGATAATATGTTATAACAGTATTCATTTCTAACTTATTGTTTAGACCTTTAATATAATTTAATAAATCTAATACAGGTACTTGTGTTTGTTGTGAAATTCTAAATAGATGTGCTGTAAAATTTTCTGCTATTTGTTTTGTGCCACATACTGATATAAAATACCCATGCACAATATCATACTCATTACCATTGACTACTAAGTCAAATGCGTAAAAGTCATCAAATATTCTTACTGTTGAATCAAGTTGAGTTCGTGCGTCAAGTATTCTTGCCATGTATAAATCTCCTAAAAGTATTTATACATTTAACCTTGACCAGATTGTTTACCAGCGGATGCTGTACCAATTTGTTGAGGGAATGCTAACACGTTAGGAGTAGGACTGCCGGCACTTGCAATTCCTGCAGGAGATACACTGAATCCTGGGTAATATGTTGTACTTCTAACACTACCTGGTAGTGCTTGTTGTGCGGCTTGATTGAGAATACCGTTAATATCTGATTTTGCTACTTGTTTTATATTTGTATTTTTAAATGTATTATATGCAGTACCTGCAGTTCTAATAGCACCGAAAATATTACCATTTGCTAAATCTTGCATTGCACCACCGGCGGCGTCTACTAAACCACCCTGACCCAAAATTGTTGCATTAGAACCGGGTCTTGCAATTGGACTCAATGTTCTGTCATAGTTAGCATCTAGACCAAATCCAGGTACTGTATTACTCGGGGTCTTACCATCTAATGCGCCTTCGGCATACTTAACTGTTTCATAATCAATTGACATTGTGTTCGTCATTGTGCCGTTGCCGGTACTATAGTCATATGTATCATGGCTAAAACGTGTAATAAGAGGATTTACTAATGTATATAATACAAAGTTATGTTGGTTGAAACCATAAATTTGTATGTTCTTAAAGAAAGGTATTTTACCAATACCCATCGTAGCATTCAATGTAGTTTGTGATGCATTACCAGTATCACCGATATAACCCCAATCTTCATCACCTGCAATACTGTTGTTATATAGATTTCTACTATTATAATCTGCACCGCTATTAGCTGATTGGGAGCCATTTTGAGTTGTTTGTCTACCTGATGATGTTATCACAGGCTTATTGGCATCTTTGTAATAGTATGTATAATAATTATACCACATGTTACGAACATTATTTCCATTGTCATCATGGAATGCAATATCAATAGGATCGTATTTTATTTTTGTCTGAACAATACGTTTACGATTGTATTGGTTCATTACGTGTGTATCAAAACTATATGAAGGTAACTTCACTGTTTTAACTGCCAAACCAAAATTCACTCCTTGTTGTAATCCAACTGCATATGCGGCAGGATTTATTTCAAAGTACACATGAAATAAGAATTTAAATTTGGGAGCGTATTGAAACGCATTAGGACGAAATGTCTTTGCGGCGTGAGTGTAATCACGGACATAGTCGTTGCCGAAGAACCCCCCGGCAACTTCCTTTGCAAAGTTTTGAAAGAATCCAGACATGGATTACAAACTTAAAGTAGTCAATTAACCTTGACCAGAACCGATACCAGTAACTGTTGAGCCACCTAAGACACGACCGACACTTGTACCAACACCTGAAGTCAATGGAGACTGAACAGCATTATCGTAACGAATAGTCAATGCGATTGTAGCTACTTCATTTGAACCATAGTTTAATGCACCATAGTTAGCTGTCTTTAGATAGCAACCATAGCATTCCCAAGTTTCTAATACTTGAGGAACAGCAGTACCGTTACCACCGTCTAAGATTTCAATGTTTGTTTGAAACTTATAATCTTGACCAGTTGCGGCTGAAGCTTGTTCAACCATATCTAGTTGTTTCTGAATTTGTTGACCAACTAACTTAGAAACGCTACCTTGAGCATCATCTCTAACGTTAACTGTCAATTCATTCCAACTATGTCTACCTGCCAAATATAATGTTGAGTTGTAGACCGGTAATGTAATTTCTTCGAAACTGATTTGCGGTCTGTTAATATCTACTACTTGTTTTGTCAACTCAATTGTAGCTCCAGTACCAAAACTCAGAAAGTTAACTCTGAAACGATATTGTAGTTTTGGCATCAACAAGCCCTGGTTTCCACCAGCGTTGTCTGACGCTACGGTCATGTTGAACAATGATTGTGAGGCTGTTGCCATTTTTTAATCTCCTGTATACTTATTTATCTTTAGTTGAGATGCCCCGAGGGGGCATCTCATTTTAGCCTAAGGCTGCGATTTCACCTGTGTTTAAAACACGTACTGGTATGTAGATGAATTCAGCCGCTTTTACTGGCTCAATAGCAACGTCTACCCATAACTCGTTTCTATCAATTCTTGCCGGTGTGTTGTTTTGGTCATCACACTGTACAATATAATCATAGATACCGCGTTTAGCAACTAGGTCAATCATCAATGTTTGAACAACACCTGCAATTTGATTACGTGTCAATGCATCGTTAGGTTCAAATACGAACGGTCTCGCTGCCAATGTCAATTGTCTACGTACATAGTTGACTAGTCGTGCAACGTTTGTTCTATCTAATGCACTTTGACTATTAAAACTAGTCTTATTACCGTAGTTCAACAAACCAACCCCAGTAAAGAATACCATTGGATTGATGAAGTTGATATACAACACATCACGTATACCTAAACGTGTTTTGATTGGTTGAAATTCACCAGTAGTACGATTCAAGTAACCAATGTTCAATGCATTGTCAATGTTACCACGACGTGTACCTGCTGCCGCTAACCAAGGATAAGCAACTGTATCATTACGTAAGAATGTACGTAACATCATATGTGATGCTGGAACAACAACTTCGTTACCTTGTAAGTCATTTGTGATACCACTTGGATAGAATAGACCCAAGTAAGTATTACGTGTTACTAGACCCTTTTCACCTGTACTTGTTGCGCCTGCCGTGTTGTTAGCCCACGCTTGAATGTCAGTAGCACTATCAGCTAATCCTAATGGAGTATCACCGATAATATAACCTGTCTCACCACGATCTGCATTCAACACAACCATGTTAGGTTGTAATTCTGGATAATTAGGAGTAGCTAATAAGTTGAAGTAGTTATCTTCATCACGTATGTCTGTGTTTGTATCAATTGCTGAACGCAATGATTGTACAACCATAGCACGTTGTGCGTTACGGCCCATATATGGACTACCATCTGATTGATTACCACTTACTGTTACCCATGCTGCCGTTTCAGTTGGCAATGTTTCTCCTGGGAAGTTTTGAATGCTGAAATAATTAGAACGATATTGTTTAACGTTATAACCTGAGCGTCTTGTATTAAACAATAACATACCTTGTGGATATAGTGCTGGATTAGGAGCATCTAAATCTAAGTAATTACTTGTTAACAAACTAACAATTGTTGGTATCGGATCATCAGTAATACTTGTTGTTCCATTAGTTGCCCAACGTGCATCTTGGAATAGAACACCTGTTGAACCTGTTTGGTCAGTATTATTGATTAATACCCATATATCTTCACCGTTAACTGATTGCCAACGACTAATTACTGGATATATTTCTAAATCACTTGTATCAATCCACAAATCACCGTATGATAAAGCAGTAGTGCCATCACTCTGTGTTGTCGGTGCTGAAGCTGAAATGATAGGACCATTTGGATCAGTTGTATTTGAACCACTAGCCGCAGGTGCACCTGTTGTGTCATAGCCTGTATTGCGATAGCCAATCCATGCACCACCTTTTTGAACCATAATATCAACTTGGTCAACTACACTGTAGAACCAGTTTGTATTGTTTGCCGGTGCAACTGCAGGGGCGCCCTCGTTTGGTATGTAGTCTAATAATACCCAATTACTTAATTGAGTTCCATAGTCTTGCGCGGCAATACCTGATAAATATGCAACTGTAGTGACCGGACCAGTGCCGCCGCCACCGTCAGTTATTCCAGTAACTATCACAACCAAATCATTAGTACCATCTACTCCACCTAAATCAGAACCTAGAATAGTAATGGTATCACCTAATGCATATGTGGCTCCGCCACTAGATACTCCCGCTCCATTTATAACATATGCGCCCGGAGTAGAGTATACACTTATCGTAGCTCCACTACCTGAACCATCAGTTGTATCTTGTGGTGCGGATGCAAAGAGTGCATTAGCTCTAGCACCCCATTTTACACCAGTTGTAGTGTTTATAATGAAGCCTGCCTCATTTATTAAACCATTAGAAATGCCAGTATTAACACCTGCTGAATTAACAGTGTCATTTAATAAAATTTCACCACCTTCAGTATGAGTCAATATAATTGAACCATCAGTAGCTACACTTGCTTCTGTATAAGGGATGCCGGCGGCCGACCATGCTGTAATAAAGTCAGTAGCATCACTATTATCAGCTAATGTTACCAAATAACTACTACTTAATGAACTACTATTAGGAACTGATACTTGCACATTCATATAGTATGGACCTGTATCAAAGTTGGGAGTTATATTAGAACCAGTTACAATTGTAGGACCAGTAGCTAAACGTTCCCATACATATAAAGGTGATGCTGTACCATCTGCGGCATATTGCATATACACTGTACCTGCAGGAATTGCCTGCCCACCTGTTGGATCCAATGTTGCATTCTCTTGCCAATCACTTGTTGATAGTGTAACTGTCTTGTTAACCCAAGTTTGAGTAGCACCGTTAAATTCAGAAATAACCGGAACTAAACCATTACCAGATGCTCCGACCTTTATCCATACTGATCCGGTTGGGCGAGGGTAACTTTGACTTGATGTCCATAATGGCATTTGAGCACTTGTGCCATAGAAAATTCTAGGTTGATTAAATACCCCACCGTATAGTTGTGTGCTAGCATTATAAAAACCAATCTGCTCTAGTACAGCGGCACCCGATACCTGTGTAAGAGTAAAATATGGCACTGTACTCGGATTGGCAAGTGTTTGATTTGAGAAAAGACATAGTTGCCCGCTACGAACTTCAGCAGTCAATGTATCCCAACCTAAATTGTTAATTGTGTCAGCAACATCTGCAACAGTGTCACCACCAGTAACAGTAATATCTACATCATATAAACCACTCATATCGATATTGAATACACCTGATCCCAATACAGGATTAGAATTCTCACCTACAACTGTAGGAATGTCTTGTCTCCATTCAGGTGAACTCAACCAGGCCCACTCGTTTAAAGTTGTTTTATACCAATATGTTTTATCTTCAACGTCAGTTGGAATACCTGGATTTGGAAGTGTAACAACAGCATAGTCACCAATATTACCAATACTTTGTAATGGAGCACCTGCTACTGATGC